TTTTTAAGGAACCGTCCGCTAAGAACCCCCCCCTTTGGAAAAGGGGAACCCTCTTAGCTGGGCGCGACCAGGCCCCACACAGCTCCCTCTTTCTTTAAGAGTGCGTCTACTGTGGTCCCGCTCACGGATGTGAGACAGGAACAGTTGCAGGATTGGTATTGACTTAATCTGACAGACCCTATAGGAGCAGGCTTAGCAGGCCTTGCACTTATTGACATCCTTAACCTGGCCGATATAACAATCGGTCCTGTATATAACTTCGTCAAACCGCTACAAATAATTTATTTGCAACAGTTGTCAGATTATTACAGAAGGATCAACCTAAAAGCAATTTTCTTTCCTCGACTGTGTTTATGCAGTCAAGTGAATTTAAAAGAGTTGTTAGATTGATCTTGTGGGTGTTCCAGTTGGAATCTCACTCTCCTCACTTCTTGGTGCTTGTCAAGAGGCTTCAATCCTTATGGATTAAGTCTCATGTCAAGTTCTTAGTGGGTTATATGAAAGAAATGAACCTTATGATCATGAAAATGATCGCAGGTGATGTCTATCATATTCCGTCTAAGGGTCCAAGAGTTAGAAAAGATCCGATTACAGGCTTACCTGCTATCATACCTCTCGATTTACGTCAATCAATGATTGCGGATTCAAGAGTGATGAGAGCAGTTCTGTCGGTTTCCTCATTATATCGAGTTATCGAATGTGAGGGAGCAGTAGATACGAGTCCTATTGTTGGTGAATTTAATGGAGTCAACCAGTCCCTACCTATGGTAGAGATATCGAGAGTTCTTGAAGAACTTCCTCGACTTTATTTGAGAGGTAAACCTAACTTGTTATCATTAACAAGTTCGGGTCCCAATAACAAATATTCTGTGTTGGGATATCCAATCGATGCCGTAGCTTTTCTGAAATCACCTAAGTTATTTATTAACTATTGGTGCATTTCATCAGAGTTAGGCAGCAATATTCACCGATGGCTAATGGTCGTTGCTCTAGTTTCCTTCCCATTTTACATCTTATCGATGTTAATTGGTGTGGGATCAAAAGCAATTCTCGGCCGACTATCTGTTAAGATAGAACCGGCGGGAAAGAGAAGAATATTCGCGATAACAGATGCATGGACGCAATCCCTCTTGAGTCCCCTCCATAAAGGTATCTTCGGTATTTTACGAAGATTACCCCAGGATGGTACTTTTAATCAGGATCGACCACTTAAAGATTTAGTGGATCGATTCCGAGGGGGAGTTCTTGTGTCTTATGATCTGTCATCGGCGACTGATCGTCTTCCTGTATCTCTACAGGCAGATATCTTGTCGCTATTCATTTCTAGACCATTCGCTGACGCTTGGAAAGCACTACTTACCGAAAGACCTTGGTACCTAAAGGGACAACCTCTGTATTATACAGTTGGTCAACCAATGGGAGCTTTAAGTTCTTGGGCAATGCTAGCTCTTACTCATCATGTGATAGTAAGAGTTGCTGCTCATAGGGTCGGAATTATCAAATTTTCCGATTACGCAATCCTAGGTGACGATATTGTGATAGCTAATAAAGCTGTCGCAGATTCGTACCTTGCGCTTGTAACTTCTCTCGGAGTTAATGTTTCATTACATAAAACATTATACTCAGAAAGAGGAGTCTGTGAGTTTGCCAAAAGACTAGTAGGTGCTAATGAATATACTCCAATTGGAGCTTCATTAGCCGTTCTAGCCTCAAGACACTGGTCTTATATCCCTAATCTATTTCTAGATTTGGGAAGTAAAGGTATGGTATTCCAGGCGGATTCCATTCAGAATCTGTTTGCCAACCGATGTTGGGAGGGTCTAAACCCCACCACCACTCGGAAGGTTTTAACAGCTCTGATTGGTCCCTCGGGTCTATTCGTAAAGTCCTGGTCTTCTGTCTCATCGATGGAAAACTGGGCTAGACTAAACATTAAACCACGAGCTCGGGCCGCTACCTGGGTATCTGCAATGGCAATGGCTGAAACAGCCAAAGTCCAGCAGTTTACTAAGGAAGCTTTGGAAGTCCTAACATGGTATAGCTTTGCAAACTATAACATATTACGACTCCCAAGCCTGAAATCTGGAACACCAATTTGGGTCATAATACTAAGAGATTTACTCTCTTGGGTATTATGGATTCCTGGATCCTTATTACTCTTGTTAGAAAGGGTTTATAAGGTCAAAATACGACTGAAAGTACTGTTATATTTTCAAAAGAAAATAAACGAGTGTTTATCAATCGTTAATCCGGGATCGTATCTACTCTACAGTTCTCTTGAAAAGGCCCATGATAAGGCCTCTTCATCCATTGATGAATTCGGTCAGGGACTTTACCCCGACATAAATTATTCGATGGAATATCTAATTAAGATGACTGACGAGGGTTATAAACCCGAAGCCATGTTATCTTTAGATAAGAGAATTGGTAAAAGAACAGTTGTATTCTTCGAGTCTGAAATTTCAGACTATGCAAGAACTATCAACATGTTCAATAACCTACAGAAAAGAGCCGGGATCACTAACCCTAGAACTCAAGTGACTGTTGTCACTAAAGCCAAGAGTTAGGAGAGCTTCTCCCTTACTATCGAGGATTACGGTTTCACTCCTGTTCAATTCAGGAGATCCACTGCAATCGATAGTATTGAGGAGAGCAGAGATTCCAGCGCTTCTCTAGTAATAGAGTATTGGACTCCACGATAGTGATTAATATCACTCGGTACTTACCGCGTAAGTGGGCCTTATAAAATCTGCCTAACAAGGTAGTGGGATT